GTCGCCTTGTGGCTAAAAAAACGGCCACCTTTAGCGCTGTTACATGATTTGCACATAGATTGTAAATTATCTGGGCTCCACATATCGCCACCCTTAACACGTGGAATAATGTGATCTACTGTGTGTGCTGGCCTGCCACATGATGCACACTGCCAGCCATCACGATCTAATATGGTAATGCGTAGCTTCTTCCACTTACCACTGCCTATCGCTTTGTTACTCAATGCCATCCTTTAAGCTTGTAATGTTCTAATGCTTTACACATAGATCCATATCTATTGTTATTGTATTTAATACCCCACTCTACTTGCTTATAACCATCAACAGTAGCCAACCATTTAGATCTACCTTGTGGTATGCCATAGTGTGAGCCATTACGTGCATTAGGATTCCACCTAGATTCTCTGAAGTATAAGTAATCTAAACAGTAGAACTCATCTAAGTTATTAAGCTGTATAAATGCCCATTGTCTGTAATGATTTGTTTTGTCATTAGCAATGGAATTAGTCTTTACAAAGCAAAGATTAACTATGACTAGAGCGATCCCAACTAGCCAGCACCTTGCGAGCTTTCCCTGTCGGGCTCGCCTTGTGGCTTTGTGAGCCACTGCTACACTAGAGCCTACATTATCCATGCAAATCTCCTTACGCTTAATCTAGATTATCGTCTCAATATGTGAGATGTGATCTGCAACACACTATGCGTAGATCATCTGTATCTATCCAAGTCTCATCCCAGCCAGCCATTAAATTGACATCCAACCTATGTATTGTGCATCTGGATTATTTAGGAGCCACTGCTCACGCAGCTTGTTTTGGTAAGCCCAATTTATATCTGTAGATTCGCTCATTGTTTAACCTCATCAAACAAAGTCCAGTGCAACACGTGGTTTACTTGTAAATATTTCATAAAATCTTTATTTTCATAGGTTTTTAATCGGTGGCAATTAGCGCATAATGTTTGCAAGTTTTCTTTATCATTGTTTTTATTATTTCCATCAATATGGTCTACATCTAATTGACCAAGCCATTTTGGAATAAATCCACATATTTCACAATAATTCTTTTTATGCATTGCATATTTTTTGGTCCTGCATTGATGGCACATTCTACGATAACGCTTGATGCCTCGATGGTCTCTACCTTTAGAGGTTAATTTATTGCCACAGCTGCATAAACTCATTTTTGGCCACCCCACCCGCCACCTTTAAATATGAGACCAGGTGCGCTATATAGCCTGATCATTTGCAAATTACATTTAGGGCAAGACATAGGCCCCACCTCATCATCATAAGATTTATGTACTGATCCATAGGTGCCGCATTCATTACAGCTATATTCATATGTTGGCATTACTTTGCTCCAATCAATTGACAAGTGTGGCAGTCCACGGCTTTAAACATCCACCCACCACACTTATCGCATCTACATATATCCGAGTCTGGTATATGCAAAGCTTCGGCTATATTCTTAACACCGACACATCCACAATCCATACACTGATAAGCCTTGAATCCTTCAGGCATATCCAACTGATCGAGCCATAGAAACTCAGTCTTGCGTTTACAGCCATTGCATTTAAATTGTGGGTGCATCATGGTAATATCCTTATTGCCTACAGTGGCACTGAGTACAAACTAAGAAATTACCTGAAGTTATAAGCCTGTCATCATTACAAGCTACACAAACATCGGTAGACGGCACAAACTTTACCTGGTCGTTCTCTATGCGCTCCAGGTAAGGTCCGCCTCTAAGGATCTCTACATATCCCATTTACTCACCTCCTTCATTGTCGCTAGCAAAGAACCAAAATCCAGCGGCTGTTTTTTTAGCCCACTTCGCTTCACATTGGTCAGGCTTTGCAGCACTGCACACGTAGCCATAAAAATCTCGGCCAGTCTTTGAAACACCTTCTTTAAGAATCATGCTGCCATGTTTACATTCTTGTACTTTCGGATTAACTGGCATGGCTTCTATTGCATCTCCAACACTCCATACAGTTGGCTTATCTTCTGCGAATGATGCACGTAGCACATCCTCTACAGCTCTGGCCTTAGACCCTGCTGGCGAATAATTAGTTTGAGTCTTTACAACCCTAACCATCTCTTCTCTACTTGGTCCATTCTTTTCAGTACCGATATTAGCTGCTTTAAAAGCAGTCCCTCGGCACGAAGTCTCACAATTTTCAAGCGCAAAATCACGATTGACCCCACGATCTGATATGACCTCTTTCGCATGACCTGTTGCGAATGGTTTTTCGTCAGCTGAATCCCTAAATAGTTCACATACCATAATGACTCTAGTGTCTGACTCCGAGATAATCTTTGTTCGTATTGCTCCATTTTTATACCTTTCCCAAAACAGATTAGATCGTTCTTGTACTGTGGTGTAATCATCTAGATTAAATGCCATCAGCTACTCCAAACTCTTTGTCGTAATGGTCGTACAGTTCTTTATAGATGACTGCGTAACCAATGATGTCTTTAACACTATCTTGGTGATTTGCAGTTTCGGCAAGTCTGCTGACTTTAACGAGCAGTTGCATGATACTGACCTGCATTGGCGATATGTAATCTCCATAATAAGCTGACCACAATTCTGAGATTCGCTCGTGATTGCTTTGACTGCTTCCGTAAACCGATCCTCTGGTTGTAAGGATTGTTGCGATCTCATCCAAAAACTCAGTTCTGCTTGTCATAGTCAAACACCTCATCTGACTTTGTCTTAGTGTTCATTAACCTGCGATGTGATTCCCAACCCTGCGCACGGCCTTTCCAGTAACCATTCTGAAATGCAGTGTCTTTAATTTCGTAGATAATCCAAGCAACAGCTGTAATAGCCACTATTGCATACATCCACAGATAACCTAAATTCTTCAATTCTTCTATTGGATTCATGCGTTCACCAAAGTTTTGCGTAGGTGGCATGGACTAGCGTAATTAGTAAGCAAAACCCAATCGCCTGTGCCTTCATCGCTATGTACAGAATAGTTCTTACCTAATGTATTGATAAAACCCTCTGCTAATTTTAAAGCAGCGTAATTATCAAACCAATAGGCATATTGCCAACTAAACAATGGTGTAGGCTCAAAACGTTCTAACTGCTTTTCCCAGTCTTGGCCTTTCCATTCCATTGAGTTGATCCACAGCTGTTCAAAATCAGTTGCTTTTAAATCAATCTGTATTTTCATTTGTAGCCCGTCTATACCACTACTGCTCTTCGTGGCATAGCAATAGTGTTGCACCTGTGTATGACTTTGTGGATGATTTTGGGGCGTATTTGTATAACGATTAGGTAACGATGTTACCCGTAATACCTGCCCAGTGCTGTGAATGAGCCATCCTTATTAACTGGCACCAGGGTCGGTGTCAGGGTCTTTCCAACAGCTTCTAGTATAGCAAAGCCCATCTGCCAATTAGCGCTTCCATAGCGGATATAAGAGGCTTTTTTGCGATCCATAAGATTACCTACCTCAACGCCATAAAGGGTCCTAGAATGGCCGTTAATGCCCTCTGAATAGGCACTCATGCCAAGCCTGTGGCTATGCCCCGCCAAAACTGATTTCCCAAATTTTTTGGCTAAATTTAATGAAGTAACGCCCGCATGCTGGCTCATGCTGCCCTCATCTCCATGACACAAAACCCACCCAGGGTAAAACTCATAGGCCGTTTTATGGTAGGTAATACCCATTTCAGCAAATCCCATAAAGGCTGGGTATTGCAATTCAGGCAGATTGATTAAGCCAGGTACTTTTAATAAAGTGTTATATAAGCGATCAGTATGATTACTGCGGATAACGTGCATCTCTGGACTGTACTCACCGAGATCCCAGAGTATCTGCTTACACAGCTCACGATCTGCATGTAAGTCTTCTGAGTAAGCCAAAGGTGTCTGCTCACTCCATTTACTAATACTCTGAAAATCAATTTCATCTCCAACCACCAATACTGAATCAAACGTCTCTCGCCTTGCCAACTTAATAACATTTTTTACAGCTGCTTCGTGGTGATAAGGCACCTGCAAATCTGAGATAACTAGGTATCTGGATGGCTTAATCTTCATCCTCTTCAAAGTCATCAAGTGGGTTTGTCATGGGATCTTTAGTATCTATGATCCAGTCTGGATAACTTGACCTATCCATCGCAAACGCTAGAGCTGTGCCTTCATCCATTCCAGATTTACGGCAGGCCATATAGACCTCATTAGCTGCTATTGCCCAGAAGTCTAACTTTGTAAGTACAGGTTCTTTAGTAGTCCTGCGTCTACGTGCAATCTTCTTCTTAGGTTTGCGTTTAGTAGCCATATTAAAATTATCGCTTACTAATTAAAACAAAGAGATCATCGACACGCTGTTCTAGTTTTAAACTTCTTGCATCAATTCGATCAACAGCGTCTTTCATCGAGCTGCCAGAATTGGGGCGCAACTCATTAAGCCAGCCTCTAACTAGAAAACGTAATCCGACTAGCCCGCCTGATAGCACGGCCATAACGCCAGCGCCAAAGCCAGCCCATTCTGTAGGTGTCATGCTTCATTAGCACCGATGCCATAAGCACTGTCGGATTTGTCTAAAGCCCTAGCTGCTGGACCTGCTAGCGCTGCAACAATTACAGACACGGCAGGATCTAAACCTAATTCGTTACTTGCTAAAAATGTTAAAAATGATACTAATACGCCACGTGCGTAAGATTTTAGTATTGCTTTTTGCTTCTTGCTTATTTTCATATCTTGCCTCCGATTAGTGGTATATCAAACGGCGCACCATTTAGATCGCCTAGTGTTGTAAAGCTAATATGGATATGACGCTTGTGCGGGTTAATGCCTTTGTACTTGCGCCATTTCCAATTTAATATCTTCGAGCATATTCTCCCGTTAAAGATGACGTATGATATGCGTGGATCTTGTTTGGCTGCGATTCTGATCTGGTCAGCCAGATAAGGTGCGAGGCTGTCGGATGACTCCAACCGAGAATCAATATCAACTGCTCTAACCCAGATCCCGTCTGGATTATGATC